ATTACTTTACCTTCCCAAAAGCAGAATCGTTTGGATTCAGGTAGCGAATGATGACAGGGAGAGCCGCAGCCCACAATGCATTCGCAGCCATTTTTGCATCACCAGTTGATGCGTACACGGCAACTGCGGCTCCCAATACGCTTCTTGCGTATGATGCTGCTAGTGCCTTTTGTGCTTCTGTAATTTTCATATAAAATATCTCCTTTGTGGATAACCACTATAAGTCAATTATACATTAGATGTCATTTTTAGGCTGAGTCTTGGATCCATTAAAGATTTCATCAATCTCGTCAAGGTCAAGTTTGCCATCATTAAGGAAAGCCTTAGCTAATCCTTCAACAACTTTAGCAACCCCTCCAATTCCAGCCATCAGGATTGCTTGAGGTAGATTAACTCCAGCGATAGAGCCAGCGCCAATCACACCAAGACCAGATGCTCCAAATACAGCTAGTATTCTTAACAAAATATTTTTTGTATTATTCATTATTCTTCATCCTTTTTAATCAGAACTCCAAACATATGAACAACAAAAGCAGCAACTGTTAGCCATAATCCATAAGCTTGAGTTTTTCCAGATAATGTAATTAATACAATTACACCTCCGGATAATGTCCACGCCAAAGCGTGAAGTTCGTTTAATATTTTCTTAAACATTATTTTCTCCTTGATCGGGTACTACCCCGATCTGTGTTACCAGAACCACCGCTTCCCGATGGTCCACCAGAACCTCCACCCGATGGTGCAGAACTGCCTCCAGAGGGCATAGGAGCCGTTGTAATAGTTGTTAAAGCCGTTGTTACGGCAATCAGTGCTCTTCTTGCTTTTACATCAATTCCAGAGCCTGTTGGGACATAATCATCAAGACCTTCTCCGAAAATGTCAATAGCGCCTTCAAAGGATTCTTTAATTTCTTCTGGCGCTTCAGTAAGTGTTGCAACAAGGGCAGCTTCTTCTGCTGGAGTAAGGTTCTCAACAGGAATCTCTTGGAAAATCTCTGTAGCCTGATCTGCGTCAATACTTTCCAAAACCTTTGCACTTGTAGCAAGGTCGGTTGCTTGGTCTTCTGTAACACCAAGTTCCAAAACACTGTCAACAGCATTAGACACTTGTTCTTCAGAAACAGAATCTGACTCTAAAATTCCAACAACCGCTTCAAATTGTTCATCTGACAACGGCGTATCTAATACAGAATCAATAACCGATGCAAATTTCTCATCCGAGATTGGTTCATCAAAAATGGAATCAAGAGCAGCAGAAAATTGCTCTTCAGATAACGGCTCAGAAAAGACTGCATCAACAGCAGCTTCAAACTGGTCTGCGCTTAATTTAGATGTATCATCAAAGACCGCTTCAACTGCAGCAGAGAAGTTTTCGTCAGACATAGGCCCATCAAACACTGAATCAATAACTGTAGAAAACTGCGAATCAGTTAAATCTTGACCAAGAAGAGAATTAACCACTGCCGTGAGTTCTTCAGGGGTTCCGGCATCCGCTACTAAATCATCAACAGCATTTGCAAGGTTTGCATTGGTTATAGGTGCATCAAAAATATCATCAACCGTTGCATCTATAGTTTCTTGAACCTCTTGGGGAACTTCAATTGTTGGCGTTGGGTCTTCAGGAATTTCAACAGGTGTTGTATCTATTTCTGGAGTAGAAACTGGAGTTTGGTCCAACTCGGGAATTGAAACAGTGGTGTTTTCTGTTGGAAGTGTTTCAACAGGAGGGGGAATAACTTCCTCAACAGTCGTTGTAGTCGGTTCAGGCTCAGGTGCTATAGTTGTTGTAGAAGTTGTAGTGGAGGTTGTAGTTGAAGATGTTGTTGTTGTGGTCGGCACCACTGTCGTTGTGGTTGTGGTTGTTGTGGTGGTCGTTGTAGAAGTTGTAGTAGTTGGCTCTATTGTGGTAGAAGTAGTTGTGGTTGATTCCACTGTCGTAGAAGTAGTTTGAGTAGAACCAACGCCGTTAAAACTTAATTCATATTGTAAGTTCCACCCTCCATTGGTATGCCAAGCATTGGGGTCGTTACAGCAAATACCAGCCCTTAGCCGGTAACGACCAGCAGGGACTTCCATTGAGATATACGACTGCAAACCAATGGAATCATCAATACTGTAGAGCAAAGTGCCTGCTTCGTTGTATAGCCACAGCATTGGATCTGAGTTATACCCAGTAATCATGTAAGTCTGCGCTATAAACTGAGTTGTCTCGCTGTAATCAAACCAAACATCCGTTGGCTGTGTGATTATTAGGTTTTCAGCCTTAGCGGGGGATGCGAAAATAGAAATAAAAATTAAAGGTATTAATACCCAAGAACCTTTTTTAAATCTTAATTGTCTCACCTAACAATAATACTTGATTATTGATTAAGCGACATACTCCACACCACTAATAGTGTAAGTTGCTGTTGACACACTTGAACTTACATAAATAGAAGCACCAGCGTTAATAACAACTGCTGAATCGTAAGATATAGTTTCTCCACTAAGAACTGAAAAGTTGCTTAACACTTTGTTGTTTGCACCAGCAGAACCACTTGCGGGAATAAGATGAACATTGCAAAGCAGTGTGCTTCCGCCTGTGTTGCAAATATTTATATTCTTCACAATCGCATAGCTTCCAACATTGGAGCTTAATGTGTAAACATTAGCTGCGCTATCGCTACCGATATAAAGAGTTTTGGGAGTTAAGTTAGCCATTAGAACCTCATCCAAGCAAGAATGCTTGTGTCATTAGCCACAGTGTTCATATCCTGAATTGTGGTTGCATCTAGCACATGATCAACGATTTCACCCGCTGTATGCGCTATTGCACTTGTTGAATCATAACCTCTTGAAGATACAGTAAAAGTATTTGCTGATCTTGAAGAGCAGAGAATTTTTTCTTCTGCTGCAGTTCCTCTTCCAATTACAATTACAAAAGGGTTTAGAGAACCGGAGGGGAATGTACTTCCATCAATAACTACAATTGATGTTGCTGAGTTGGATACATTTGCTGTTAATTGTGTTTTTAAAACACCACCAGCGAATTCTCTTCTTAACAAAGCAACCCCCTAATTAGTTAATAGAAATACTTAGGTCGCCTGAGCTAACTCTAAGAATATCTCCTGCATCAAGTGATTTATTTGCAGTTAAAGGACCATATACAAGAATATTACCACTTGTGATTGCATCGCAAACTGCAATTGCAACAACCGTACAAGCAGGCATACCGTTGAAGTCAATGTCTGAATCGTTCGTTGTTGAGCCTGAAGAGGCAGCATTAAATGTTGCTATTTTTCTGGCGTAGGAACCACCACTAACCTCTGTCCCCGCTGAGGAGTCGGTAGGAGCGGCTGTGTAGAGAGCCAAATAAACATCTGCTGGCATAGTGTATGCCGTTGTGCCAAGAAAGTGATCAAGAAGTTTAACCTCAAGATAATCGCTTAAATTTCCAGCCATAAATTAATCCTCCTTAGAAGCCAAGTACTCTTCAAGTTCAAGTACATCTGGCATTCTAAAATTTTCAAGAGTTAGGAGGAAAGCGGCTTGCTCCTCTGTAACTTCTTGGATACTATCTTCTCTTGTAAAAAGAAGACCATTACCGCTATATGCAGCTCCACTTTCAAAAATAATAACAACGCTATTTGCGCTTAAAGTATTTTCTTTCTTTTGAACTGGCTTTGATTCTTTTGGCTTTGCAGCAGCCTTTTTCGCTGGTGCTTTCTTTGCCGGGGTTTTGCTTGCATCATTAACTGATGTTGAAGTAACAATATTTTCACTCATAACAAATATCTTACCATACTTAACTATAAAATGCGAAAGGGAGGGGATATTTCACCCCCCCCAATCACAAATTTCTAATTACTAATTACAGTGAACGAAGCTTGACATTCTTACCGATTACATATGAATCAGCATTTTCAATGTTGCTTGCAACTCTCATGTACTGAGTATATTCAATCGTGTCTGTCTTTGGCTTGAACTGACGGTACACAGTAATGTCACGGTGGATACCAATAACACGGTTCTGCGGGAATGTAAGTTCAATATGACCATGCGATCCTGCTGCACCTGAGTAGTCACCAGTAACGGTTTCTGGCATCAAAGGAACTTCAATCAACGGAATACCGAATGGTGAAATACCAGTTGAACCAGGACCGCCATTACCACGCATTGCGCCCTGAAGGAAAGCCACATCACCGGTTACTGAACCGGGAGATGGTGCGCCTGCAGTCGCGGCTGTTGCGGAGTTTGGATTACCCAAGCTGTAGATGGTGTCTTGAACATTGCCTGAACCAGAGAAGAATCTCAGTTCATTTCTGCGCTGGAGATACTTGGTTGGCATATTGCGAAGGATACGATCATAAGTAGCTCTTGAAACCTGATTACCAGCCTCATCGACTACACGACCATTTGTCTTAGCAAGCTTAACGAAGCCATCAAG